CCACCACCTCCAGTTTCAGGAATTTTGTTTGCCCATATTTTATTGCCAAAATCATCTTGTGCATTGATAATGTTGTATAATTTGCTGTAATATCTTCCCCACCAATTACGTTCTTCTTTATTAGTGGTTTCTAATAGTATTTCAGTATGATGATTTGATCCGTGATTTTTGAGATGAAGTTTCCAATCAACTCCTGACCCTTTATATTTGAACGGGTCTTTTTTTGATGTTTGACCTAGGTATTTAAGACCAGTATTTTCGTGAGTCTTGATGTATAGATAATAAATAGTCATGCTGATAGTTCCTTATAAACTGTTAGAGTGAGTGGGAATTGGCGTTCCGTGACTCACATTTATTTATCATTTTTGTCTGGATTATTAGCATCATTATTACTGAGAATCATCTTGATAAGTTCATCTCTATTCATAATACTACCAGTACCCAAGTCAGTTTTTTCACCACTTGAGCCATTTTCTTTCATTGATTGAACACTTAGTTTTCTTTCTAATTCTGCTTTTTTCAACTGTAAATCAATCATTCTTAATTTTTTATTAACTTTTGCAGTTTTTGCCGTAATAGCATGACCTAACATACTACTGGCACTGTTAAATATCTCTGCTGAAAATCTAGAATCTACTTGCATTCCAAGATCCATTAAGTTATTAAATGCTTCTTTAGCTAAACCAGCTAACTCATCCATCTCTTTGTCTGATGTTTCTAAATCACGAACTTGAGGTAATGCATTTTCTACTTTTTCAATAGTAGCCAATGTCTCTCTAGTGATTAATTCAGTTGATGGCTGTTGTTCTTCAATTTCTTGAATCTCAATAATATCTTCATCATCAAGACCAAATAGTTCTTCCAATTTTTTTGTCATAGTAATATATTTAGTTATCTACGACCCGAATAAAAGATATCATCTTCAGTTACCACTCTAAACTTAATACCAGCTCTAGCACACCATGCATTAGCTGCCGCCCACTTAGCATGATTAACTGCTACAGCGGCGCGATCTCTGGCACTTTTAACTTTTTCAGTTATCATAGTTTGTTTCTTAGGTTTGATCTCTATCATTTCGGCAACTTTTTTGCCTTTACTTTGATAAACTACCATAAAGTCAGGAACATATATTGTTTGTTTTCCAGTTAATGGATTTCTATATGGTATTTGTATACTTTCACTAGCCCATTGAAGTACTTTATCATTATTGTCACAAAACATCATAAATGTAAGTTCCCAACCACTACGATATCTGATATTTCCAGTACCTACGTATTTTTTTGGATTTTTAGGAACGAAAAACCCTTGAGCATATTTAGACATGATTATTGAAGAATGTTTCGTTGTACTGTGTTATTTGGAACAAGAACATTATTAACTCCAAACATAACTGTTTTGTTACTTACACTATTGAGATAATAAGCCATAGTTAAACTGACTTTTAATTTATCACTACCTTCAAATGTTTGTAATAGTTCTAATACATTTGATTGTGTTTGATTGGCAATTAAAAATAATGTTGTTGTAAAAGATTGAGCGGTGGCAATACTACTAGTATATCCTTTGAAAAATGAATATACAATTTCATATTGATCTGCATTGACAACTAAATCTAAATTGTAAAATTGATCAAATATTTTGACAGTGGTATCTACGGCCATGTGTTTCTCCCATATTGTATTTAGTCAATACAATACTATCAAAGAAACTGTCCTTGATCAATAAATTCTTGATTATTTGGATTATTAAAGTTTTGATTAGATACTGACTGAGCGGTTGGGCCGTTAGTTGAACTTGTACTTGGGAAATTGAAAATATTTCTGGCAGTTTGTGGGTTTTGAGTAGCGTTAAATAGTCCGCTAATAAGTTCAGCTTTAGCAGTTTGAAATATAGATTGTGGGTTTTTAAATGTATTGGCTAATGTACCACCCTTCTGAATGGCACCCAGAATGTTACCATTTTTCAAATCTTCTAATACACCAACACCAGCATCAAGAAGTCCACCCTGACCAAGAATAGTTCTATTACTTCCAGGTCTTGCAATTGGACTAAGATTTCTATCATAATTTGCCTCAGATCCAAACCCAGCAACTACAGCACTTGGATTTTGACCATTTAATGCACCCTGTTGATACTTGACAGTTTCATATTTAATAGTCATGCGATTTTCCATGATTCCACTAGTTTGATAATAATCATATGTATCATGATCAAATTTTTCAATGATTGGATTAATCAATTCATACAGTGCAAAATTATGTTGATTAAATCCATAAATTTTTATTGATTTAAAGAATGGAGCTTTTGCAATTCCTATGGCACTTGAAGTTGATGTATTTGCCGGTTCTCCACGATATCCCCAGTTTACATCACTACTAATATCCGGAGTATATTGATTTCTTTTATTTAGCATGGCAGATGCTTGACTTGCAGTGGCTCCAATTGGATTATTTGGATCATTATAGTAATAACTAAAATAATTATACCACATTGATCTAATAGCACCAGCATTATCATCATGAAATGCCACTTGAATTGGATCATAAGTTAATTTAGTTTGAACATAACGTCTACGATTATATTGATTCATTTCAGCTAAACTAATAGAAAATTTAGGCAATGAAATGCTTTTTACTAGTAATCCTGGCGTAGCATCATCTGGAAAAATATTAGGTTGTTGTGTAATTAGAGTTTTGTTGATATCAAAGTATACATGAAATAACCATTTAAACTTAGGTGAATTTGCATAAGCATTTGGTCTGAAAGTTTTACTTGCATGTTTATAATCACGCAAATAATCAGTGCCGAAGAATCCACTCTCGGCACCTTGAAGAAACTCTTGAAACATTCCAGCCATAGTATTTTAATTAACCTGTTTGACCAATACCACTTACACTGTTTCCAATAGTACGACCAATATTTGTACCAATACCACGAATACTTGGTGCATTTTCTGTTGGTGATTGTACTGCATTATCAAAACGAATTGACAAACCAATCATAAGTGGATCATTTGTACTATATGCTACTGTATTATAATTTGCACTAACAATGTAACAACCGTACATTTCCCAACATTCTAATACAGTTGGGGCAAATGCTCCATTACCACCGTCTAAGATGTCACAACGTAACTGAAACTTATAATCAATGCCAGCTGCAGCCGAAGCTTGTTCACTGAAATCAAATTGTTTCTGAATCTGTTCTCCAACTAATTTAGCAACTTCACCACTAGCGTCATCACGAATGTTAACAGTAACTGGTTCCCAAGTTGGTTTACCAGCTAGATAATATCTACTGTTATAAATTTCAATTGGTATTTCACCAAACGATACGTTTGGACGAGTAAAGTCAACTACTTGTTTTGTTATTTCTGTTGTTGGCTGACTGACGCCGAAATTATCAAATAAGATTCTAAATCTATATGATAATTTTGGCATTAACAAGCCTTGTGCATTCAATGACCCATCTGATCCAGGTGCTGGAACTGTCATTCTCGAAATTGAACTAAATGCCATTTTATATCTCCTATATTCTATTTATCTTTTAAAAATGTGGCCATTTCTGACCACATTTTCATTTACCCGTTCGTTACCAAACCAGCGATTTCGCCAGTATTGAGAATACGGATTGGGATATAGATAAATTCAACTGCTTTCACTGGTTCAATCGCTATATCAATCCAAAGCTCATTTCTGTCAATTCTAGCTGGTGTGTTATTTGATGTATCACATACTACTAGATAATCATATAAACCACGTTTAGCTAATATATCAGCTAACAATGTTTGACAAATTGCACGTACTTGTGTACGAGTTAAATTATCATTTGGTTCAAACAAGAATGGACTAACAGCTTTTGCTAAACGATCACGTAGATAGTTAACTAGTCTAGCAACGTTGGTTCTATCCAAGGCTGATGAACTGTCAAAACTATTTTTGTTACCATAGTTTAGTAATCCAATGTTAGTAAATGATGTGATTGGATTAATAAAGTTTCTATATTCCATATCACGAAGACCAACGTTATTCTTATCCGCTACAAATTCACCTGTAGTTGGATCAATGTAACCAATATTAGTAGCGTTATCAATAATACCGCGACGTTGACCGGCTGGAGCAAACCATGGATAAGCAACTGTATCGTTATAAATCATTGTACGTAATATCATATGACTTGGTGGAACAACAACTTGAGTTCCAGTTAAGTCATTAGTAATACCACTTGGATAATAGATACCAAGATAT